TAAACTGAAAGAGGCAGGTGTTGACCTCTCATTCTTACCTAATAACGGAGCTGATATCCTTGGAGAAACTACTCAAAGTGCTGTTACTGAAGGACCAGTGGCTGCTGGCGTCAGTTGATGAAATTGAGGATGCTCAGTTTGGAGATCCAGACTGCATCCTCACTGACCCAATGTTGATTGAGGGAGACCAGTTGACAGACTGGCTCCCTTTTGCCGATGTGAAAGAGTGCGTAGTCCGTTCGTCTGATATAATGACGTTTGTGGACCCGAGCGAGCGGTTGCTTGCTCAGTTTTATAATGGAAAAACCGAACTGCTTACTGAATGAAGTTTTATACTAATGTTGAACAAGCAGGCAACCGTCTGCTGGTCCGTGGTTATGAAGGCGGTGCTCCGTTTTCTTATAGAGTGTCGTTTAGTCCTACCTTATATGTTCCTACCAAAAATTATTCTGAGTGGAGAACTCTTGAGGGAGACTGTGTAGAACCAATTAACATGGGTTCTATTAATGAAGCCAAGGAGTTCATCAAAAGGTATAAAGATGTTGAGGAGTTTCCCATCTATGGGAACAGTCGTTACCTCTATCAATACATCGCGGAACAGCATCCTGAAGAAGAGATTCTTTATGATGTGTCTAAGATCCGTGTGTTTACTATTGACATTGAGACGGCAGCAGAGAACGGGTTTCCAGACATTGAAACTGCAGATCAAGAGATTCTAGCGATCAGTATCAAGGATTCTTATACTGGTCGCATTATTGTCTTTGGTGCTCGCCCGTTTGAGAACAAAGATAGCATGGTTGACTACATGCATTTCCGTTCTGAGGAGTCAATGCTGACAGCATTCCTTCAGTATTGGAATGAAAACTGTCCTGATGTGGTTACTGGTTGGAATGTTCAGTTGTTTGATATTCCCTATATTGCTCGGCGCATTGATAGGATCCTTGGTGAGAAGTATACTAAGACTCTTAGCCCTTGGAAGCTTATTTCTTCTAGGGAAATTTTCATTAAGGGAAGAAAACAGATCGCGTATGATCTTCCAGGAATTTCTACTCTGGATTATTATGACCTGTACCGAAAATTCACTTACACAAACCAAGAGTCTTATCGGTTGGATCATATCGCCTTCGTTGAACTCGGAGAAAAAAAGTTAGATCACTCTGAGTTTGATACTTTCAAGGAGTTCTATGAGAACGACTGGCAGAAGTTTATTGAATATAACATTCATGACGTTCGCCTGGTGGACAAACTGGATGACAAGATGAAACTGATTGAACTCGCATTCACTATGGCATACGATGCCAAGGTGAACTATGAAGATGTGTTTAGTCAGGTTCGCATGTGGGATAACTATATTTACTGCGAACTTTTGAAGAGGAAGATTGCAATTCCTCCTAAGAAAGAAGCGACCAAGACTGAGAAGTATGCGGGTGCTTATGTCAAAGAACCGAAACCAGGATTCTATGATTGGGTTGTGTCTTTTGACCTTAACAGTCTGTATCCTCACCTTATTATGCAGTACAATATCTCGCCAGAGACACTCCAAGATACCAGACACTCAACAGTTACCGTTGATAAAATACTTGATAAGCAAGTAGAGATTGATGGTGAGTTTTCTGTCTGTGCTAATGGTGCTCAGTATCGCAAAGATGTCCATGGGTTTCTTCCTCAGATGATGAAGAAGATGTATGACTCTCGTGTCATCTTCAAGAAAAAGATGATTGCCGCTAAGAAGGAATATGAAAAAACTCCTACTGTTGAGCTCTCAAAAGAGATTGCGAGATGTAACAACATCCAAATGGCTAAGAAGATCTCTCTTAATAGTGCTTATGGCGCTATCGGTAATGAGCACTTTAGATATTACCGCCTTGCAAACGCAGAAGCGATTACTTTATCTGGGCAAGTCTCTATCCGCTGGATTGAGAATAAGATGAATGGATATCTAAATAGACTTTTGCAAACTGAAGGTACGGATTATGTCATTGCATCTGACACTGACTCAATCTATCTTAACCTTGGACCTCTTGTTAATAAATTTTTTGCTAATCAGTCTGGTGATAAAGCAAAGATTGTTGGAATACTTGACAAGATCTGTCAGGAGAAGTTGGAACCATTCATTGAATCCAGTTATCAGGAACTTGCGAATTACGTTTCGGCATATGAACAAAAGATGCAAATGAAGCGTGAGAATATTGCTGACCGTGGTATCTGGACTGCGAAGAAGCGTTACATTCTCAACGTATGGGACAGTGAAGGTGTTAGATATAAAGAACCCAAGATGAAGATCATGGGTTTGGAAACGGCAAGGAGCTCTACTCCTGCGTATTTTAGGGACAAATTGTATGCAGCGTTTAAGATTATTATCGGCAAGACAAATGATGAGCTTATCGCTTTTATCAATGATGTGCGAGCAGAGACCAGAGAGCGACCATACGAAGAAGTTGCCTTCCCGCGAGGAGTTAATAACCTCGCAAAATATAGACACCCAACTGAAATCTATACAAAGGGAACACCCATCCACGTCAGAGGTGCATTGCTCTATAACCATTATGTGAAGAGGAATAAGATTGAGAACAAGCATCAACTCATTCAAGAGGGTGAGAAGATCAAGTTCATGTATCTCAAGACACCAAACCCTATTCATGAGAACTGTATTAGTTTCTTTGGTGAGTTGCCTAAGGAGTTTGGCATTGAGAAATATGTGGATTACCAGACTCAATTTGAAAAATCTTTTCTTGAACCGCTCAAAAATGTGCTACAATGTATTGGGTGGCAACACGAGAAAACCATTTCAATTGGGAGTTTCTTTGAGTGAGTAAGAAGATCTTTGTAGTCACTTGGACCAATCACATCGTGGGTCAAGTAGGTCCTGAAGACATCAAATGCTTTGAAGACTACAACACTGCTCGTGCTTTTGCAAAACTTATGGGGCAGTCTTATCAGTATGTACATTTTTATGAGGAGAGAGTAGATCAATGGGATTCCTAGATACTGTAATCAAAGAGTCGGGCAATGAGTTTGCTAGTGTTGTTAGTGAGGGGGTTGCTGCTGGCGACATTACATCTTACGTTGACACTGGTTCTTATATTTTTAATGCCCTGGTTAGTGGTTCGTTGTTTGGAGGTCTTCCTTCCAACAAGGTCACTGCCTTGGCAGGAGAATCAAGCACAGGTAAGACTTTCTTTGCTCTTTCTGTCGTTGGTAATTTCCTCAGAGATAATCCTACTGGTGGAGTTATATATTTTGAGTCCGAGTCTGCAATCTCTCGTGAAATGATTGAGGATCGTGGTATTGATTCCAAACGAATGATCATCATGCCCGTTGCTACCATTGAGGAGTTCCGAACTCAGGCTTGTCGTATCTTGGACAAATACCTTAAAGAACCTAAAGATGAGCGTGTGCCCATGCTCTTCGTGCTAGACTCTCTTGGTATGCTTTCCACCTCTAAGGAGATGGAGGACATTGCCAACGACAAGCAGGTTCGGGACATGACCAAATCTCAGTTGATCAAGGGTGCCTTCCGTGTGCTAACATTGAAACTGGGTCAAGCACAGGTGCCTATGATCGTCACTAACCACACATATGATGTGATCGGTTCCTATGTTCCCCAGAAGGAGATGGGTGGCGGTACAGGTCTGAAGTATGCTGCTTCTACCATCATCTATCTTGGTAAGAAGAAAGAAAAGGATGGGACTGAAGTCGTTGGTAACATTATCAAATGTGAAGCCAAGAAGTCACGTCTAACCAAGGAGGGTAGTAAAGTTGAAACCAGACTCTATTTTGATGAGCGTGGATTGGACAAGTATTACGGATTACTGGAACTGGGTGAACAGTACGGAGTCTTCGCCAGGAAGGGTAATCGGATTGTTGTTGGGGAATCTTCCGTTTATCCTTCTGTTATACTTGCTAATCCCGAAAAATACTTCACCCCCGAAGTGATGGAGCAACTAGAAGCAGCAGCACAAAAAGAATTCTCCTATGGCAACTGAACGTATTGAACAAACTATCTTGCGTAATCTCCTATTCACCGAGGAGTATTACCGCAAGGTAGTTCCTTTTTTGAAAGCAGATTACTTCCAAGAATATCATGAAAAAATTGTCTTTGAAGAGATCGCTGACTTCGCTAGCAAGTATGACAAAGTTCCTACTCAAGAAGTCCTTACGATTAATCTTCAAAATCGTAACGACCTTACCGATGATGCGTTTCAGGATTCGTTACAGACGGTACGAGGACTCACAGACGAGTGGGTTGACTACGAATGGCTCCTTGATGCCACAGAAAAGTGGTGTCAAGACAGAGCAATCTACCTTGCCCTCATGCGGTCTATCAAGATCGCAGATGGAGGCGATAAAAAAATATCAAAGGATGCGATACCAGGCATACTCCAAGAGGCCCTGGCAGTATCGTTTGATGAACACATCGGACACGATTACCTAGAACAAGCAGAAGACCGTTATGATTTCTACCACCGCAAAGAAGAAAAGATCCCATTTGATCTTGAAAAGTTTAACTTCATTACAAAAGGTGGTCTCAGTAACAAGACTCTCAACGTCGCTCTTGCTGGTACAGGCGTCGGCAAGTCTCTATTCATGTGCCACATGGCTAGTGCCGCCCTCACTGAGGGGCACAACGTACTCTACATTACATGTGAAATGGCAGAGGAAAAAATTGCTGAGCGAATTGACGCAAACCTTCTGAATGTCAATGTTAAAGACATTCCAGAACTACCTCAAGTTCTCTTCAATTCAAAGGTACAAGAGATCGCTAGGAAGACTAGAGGTAAACTTATTATCAAAGAGTATCCCACAGCATCTGCTCATGCGGGACACTTTAAAGCACTATTGAGCGATCTCAAGTTGAAGAAAGATTTCAAACCCGATCTTATCTTCGTGGACTATCTTAATATCTGTGCAAGTGTGAGGTACAAAGGTGCGATTGTCAACAGTTACACATATGTCAAAGCGATTGCAGAGGAGCTGCGGGGTCTTGCTGTGGAATGCAATGTACCTATTGTCTCTGCTACTCAAACTACTCGCAGCGGTTATGGCAATAGCGATCCTGATCTTACCGATACTTCTGAGTCTTTTGGTTTGCCTGCCACTGCTGACTTTATGTTTGCTCTTATCTCTACTGAGGAGCTTGAACAACAAGGTCGCCTCATGGTCAAACAACTCAAGAACAGGTACTCAGACCTTGTTACCTCAAGAAAATTCATGGTGGGAATTGACAGAGCGAAGATGAGGCTGTATGATGTTGCAGATGATGCTTCATCTATTGGCATTAACCAAGAAGATCCTGGTGAGGACTTCCAGCAATTTGCTGATACACAAAACCGACTATCTAAATTTGCTGAATGGAATGTATGATTAACTTTAATAAGTATGAAGAGTTTGTGGCAACGGTTACTTCCGATTGTTCAACGAACTTTGTTGACTTCGCTGATCGTATTGGCGAGTTGGATCGTGAGGGTGCCAATATTGAGCGTCTCCTTACTGCTGGCGTTGGGATTAATGCTGAA